ACATCTAATGCTACTATCAATTCATCAGCAATTATTACAAATAGTATAACAATTAGTTCTCCTAATACAGCAACCTTTACAAATATTAACGGTCAAACGAATGCTTCTGCTGGTGATTTTAAATCTAATGCTTATGCTTATTTGGGCGGTTTTGGCGGAAATTATCTAGCATTTGGTCAACAATCAAATTTTCATCAATGGATTCAGTCTGGTTATTCAGCAAGTGGTGCTGTATATTATTCAATTATCCTTAACCCTCTTGGTGGTAATATTGGTATTGGTAATACGGATCCCACCGATAAACTATCGGTTAATGGTACAACATTCTTAGGCGGCGATGTTACACTAGGTTCTTCTGGATTATCCGCAAATGGTTCTTATGGGTCTTTTGGTCAATCTTTACTTTCTAATGGTTCATCTACTTATTGGGCCACTGCTGGCGCTACACTAAACGCTAACAATACAGATACTCAAACTTATTACATTGGTCTAGCAAACGGTTCTTCTGGCGCTTGGACAAACGCTGTTGTTTCTACAACTAAGTTGTATTATGTTCCAAGCACCGGTAAGCTAGACGCATCAATCGTTAACGCTTCTTCGTTTACTGTTGGAACAGCGTTTACTGCTAATGCTACAGTAGTTAATGCAGTATCTTATTATGCCGGATCAACATTAATAGGTAATACCACTGGACCTTATGGTAAGACAGAAATTAACTTAAATGTTAATAACTCTATAACTTCAAATACTGCATCGTATCTAGGTAATTCTTCCGGAACTACGGCCAACTTCGTATCTTGGATTACAGGCAATTCGGCTACTGCTTACACTAATGCTGTATCATACACTGATGGCAAGATACTAACTGCTAATGCGGCTATTACAGGTAACGCAGCAACAGCATATACTAACTCTGTATCATATACGGATTCAAAAATAGCAACAGCTAACTCTGCTATTACAGGTAATGCCGCCACTGCATACACTAATGCAGTGTCTTATGTTGATGGTTTGAAATTAGATTCTGTAACAAATACTTCTATTACCTTTATTCCAGTAGCTAATACCGTCAAAAATGCTTACGATAGAGCTATCGACGCTAACACTCGTGCTGCTTCAGCCCAAACAGCTGCAGCGGCTGCTTATACTAATGCTGTATCATACACTGATGGCAAGATACTAACTGCTAATTCGGCAATAACCGGTAACGCCGCCACTGCTTACACTAATGCAGTATCTTACACTAATGGCCTAAGATTAGATTCAGTAACTAATACTTCTATATTATTCATTCCAGTAGCCAATACAGTTAAAAATGCTTATGATAGAGCAATAGACGCTAACACTAGAGCGGCATCTGCACAGTCAGCTGCTATTTCTGCTTATTCTAACGCAGTATCTTACACTGATGGTAAGATATTAACCGCTAATGCAGCTATTACAGGTAACGCTGCTACTGCTTACACTAATGCAGTGTCTTATGTTGATGGTAAGATATTAACCGCTAATGCAGCTATCACAGGTAACGCAGCAACAGCATATACTAACTCTGTATCATACACCGATGGTAAGATACTTACAGCCAATGCGGCTATTACCGGTAATGCGGCGACAGCTTACACTAACGCTGTTTCTTATGTTGATGGTAAGATACTTACAGCCAATGCGGCTATTACCGGTAATGCGGCGACAGCTTATTCTAATGCTACTGTATTTGCTTCCAATGCCACTAATATCAACACTGGAACTTTAGCAGAAGCTAGACTTCCATACCGTATGGATCAGAATGTTAGAACTACAGATAGTCCTACTTTCAGCACATTAACGCTTACTGGTAGTTTGAATATTTCTGGTAATGTTAATGTTGTTGGCGCAAACACATTATCTGTTGTTGATAACTTTATCTATCTAAACTCTAATAATTCAATAGATAACGAAGATACCGGTATAGTAGCTAATTATAATAGCACAGGCAATTCTTTGGGTTATGCCCATACTGGTATTTTCCGAGATGCTTCAGATGGAACATGGAAAGTCTTTGATGGTTATAAGCCAGAACCAGATGCTAATGTTAACATTGATACAACAAATACTACTTTCCAAATAGCTAATTTCCAAGCTAATACTCTGTATCTTGGTAATACTTCTACAAATTGGTTAGTATCAAATACTTCAGGCGTTTACCATACCGGAACGGTTAATGCTGCTAGTCATACAGTTGGTACATCAACTATCGCTAATTCTAGTGGTCTTTATACCGGAGTTGTTAATGGTTCATCTATCACTGTTGGTTCTTCTTTTGTTGCAAACTCAACTACTACAAAAACCCCTGTATTATTTTTAGATAGATCTGCTGCAGCAGCACGTGGTATCAATTGGTATAACTCTGGATATACAGCTTGGCAAGATTACATGGCACCTGCTGGAGCAAGCCAAGGTTGGACAGGGACAGTAACAGCGCCTTCGGGAACTTATGTTACCTCATGGGCAAGAAGATCATTTATTGAAAATAATGCGCTTTATGGTTGGACTTGGGAAAGCGGAACAGCAACATCAACCACTCCTTCGGTTGTTGCCGAGTTAGCTTCTGCAACTGGTAACTTTAGAACTATTGGCTCTATATATTCTGGTTCTACTCTTATCGGTAACTCTACTGGTCCTTATGGTAAGACTGAAGCCACTCTAAATGTTAACAGCGCTGTTACTGTTACAACTAATACTTCTAGTAACACATTTACTATTGGAACAGGAACTTATTTTGTTTCTAATGGTAACGTAGGCGTTGGTAACACAACACCAGCAGATAAACTTGTCGTTGCTGGTAATATCATGCCATCAGGTGACAACTCTTATAATCTTGGTTCTGCATCACTCCGTTGGGCCAACGTTTATACAGGCGACTTACATCTATCTAACGAAAGAACTAGAGGTAATGACATTGATGGAACCACTGGCAACTGGACTATCCAAGAGGGTGAAAGTGAGTTATACATTATAAATAATAAAAATGGTAAAAAATTCAAATTTAAATTGGAAGAAATGCAATGACCTTATTTGTAGGTAATTCTACAGTCAATAGTTATATTGAATCGACAAACGCCAAAATTGGTGCGAATTCGACCTTTACCATACTCACAGCCAATGCCACTGGCATTTATTCTAATTCTACATTGGTCGCTAACTCTACTGGTCCTTATGGCAAGACTGAGGCTACACTAAACGTCAATTCTGCTTTAACTGCTAACAATTCGACCAATTTAGGTGGAACTGCTGCTGCTTCATATCAATTAAACTCTACATTAAATGCCAATATAGCTTCTTATCTACCAACATACACTGGCGTTGTTAATGGTTCGTCGCATACAGTAGGAACGGCATTTACTGCCAACGCTACTGTAGTTAATGCGGTAACATATTATGTTGGATCTACCCTTATTGCTAACTCTACAGGTCCATACGGTAAGACAGAAGGTAATCTGAACGTCAACAGTTCTCTTTATGCTAATCTGCTTCTAAGAATTGATGATAGAATTATCATAGCAAATGATTTTCCTTCACAAACTCTTCGTTTTGGATTTACTTCTTTTAATAACAATAATACTTCACCATATGCCGACTTCCTTCATATGAGAAGTTATACTGATTCTTCTGGGGGATCAGATAACCTTTTAATGTTTAATAAGTCTGCTATTGGTGTTCGTGTTTACCAAGCAGCTTGGACAAATCTAACTACAGGCAACACTTCTGCATATACAACATATAAAGATCTTGCATTCACCGATGGTACAAATTCTACAGGAACTTGGAGTATCAACACTTCTGGTACAGCTAATAATGCCTCATATCTAGGTGGTACAATAGCTTCTTCTTATCAGTTGAACTCTACATTAAATGCTAATATTGCAGCTTATTTACCAACATACACTGGTATAGTTAATGGATCTTCTCATACTGTTGGTACATCTACTATTGCCAACTCCACTGGTGTTTACACTGGTGTAGTCAATGGATCGTCTCATACAGTAGGCACGGCATTTACAGCTAATGCCACGGTTGTTAATGCGGTTTCTTACTATGCCGGCACAACTCTTATCGGTAATACTACTGGTCCATACGGTAAAACAGAGGCCACTCTCAACGTCAATAGTGCATTAACTGCTAATAACTCAACCAATCTAGGTGGAACGGCTGCTGCCTCTTATGCTTTATTGGCTTCTCCTACTTTCACAGGAACGATAACGGCAAGCAATGCTACCTTTACAAACATTGCTAAATCCACCAATGGTCTAACTGAACCTAGCGGATACAGAATAACAAATCCTGGTGGCGGTGCTTCTGTATCGTCTACCGCTTCTGTGACTGGTGCTATTAAGATCAAATTGCCTACAGCAGTTAATGATAGCAATACCATGATGAGAATTACGGTTAAGATTTATGAATATGCCGGTACTAACGCAGGTACAGCCAGAACGCTCGAAATGGGTGCTTATAATTATGGCGCTGGCGTTTTCGGAAATCATATATTCGCCACGCAAAGCACTATGGGCGGTGGTGATATTAACGTTAGATTTGGTTCTGATGGCACTGGTAACTGTATTTGGATTGGCGAACTTGCTACTGCATGGGCTTATCCACAAGTATTCATTACCGAAGTTCAATGCGGCTATGCTGGATACAATGAAGCTAACTGGTCATCAGGTTGGGCTATTTCGTTTGTTACTGCGTTTGATACCGTTGAATCAGGGCCAATCATTGCAGCTAAACCATTAACTAGTCAGAATTATAACAGTTATGCACCAACATTAACAGGAACTGGCGCTTCTGGTACTTGGAATATCACGGCCAATAACGCTGCGTATCTTGGTGGCACTGCTGCTTCCGGTTATCAAACAACAGCTGGCCTTTCGGCAAACGTCGCTACTCTAACAGCGAATAACGCTGATTATCTAGACGGCCAACACGGCGCTTATTACACCAACGCCACCAATATATCAACAGGAACACTTTCTGCTGCCAGAGGTGGTACAAACTCTTCATTGACTCCGGTTTCTGGCGGCGTTGTTTATTCTAATGCCACTGGTATGGCTATTACTGCTGCTGGTACAAATACATTCGTTCTTGCTTCCAATGGAACTGTGCCAGTATTTACGCAAATTGATATGGCGTATCTACCAGAGGCCACTTTCAAGAAATCATGTCGTGCAGCAACTACTGCTGACCTTTCCGCTGCTTCTGCAACTGCTCAAGTTCTTACTGGTGGTCTTGTTGCGCTTCCAGCACAGGATGGTGTCACTCTTGTTTTGAACGATAGACTGCTTGTTAAAGATCAATCTAATACAGCGCAAAACGGTATTTTCTATGTTTCAAATACTGGTTCTGCTGCCGCATATGCTTGGACGCTAACAAGAGCAACCGATGCAAATAGTTCTTCTAGAATTGCTTCTTCAATAGTTGCCATTGATGCAGGAACTGTGAATGGTGGAAGATTATTTGATAATGATTTCAAGACCACCGATACTCTTGGAACCACTGCTATGTCTTGGAGTTACAACATTGATGGCGGCGGCGGTGTGTTTACTGGTTCTGTATATCCTAACTCCAACACTCTATTATTAGGTAACGCAACCTCTCGTTGGGTTGTTTCCGCTAACACGATTAATGCATCAGGATTGATCACTGGTGCTGGCGGTGCTACTATAACCGGCATTACTAATACTTCTACTGCATTCTATGCCGGCACTACTTTAATCGGTAACACTACTGGCCCTTATGGTAAGACAGAAGCTACACTCAATGTCAACAGCGCATTAACAGCCAATAACTCAACTAATCTTGGTGGCACCGCAGCTGCTTCATACCAGCTTAATTCTACGTTAAATGCGAATATCGCTGCTTATCTTCCGGTATATACTGGCGTTGTTAATGGATCATCTCACACTGTTAGTACATCGTTCATTGCTAATGCTACTGGTGTTTATCATACAGGAACGATGAACGCTGCTAGTCATACAGTAGGAACATCTCTTGTTGCCAATGCTACTGGTGTTTATCATACAGGAACGATGAACGCTGCTAGTCATACAGTAGGAACATCTCTTGTTGCCAATGCCACTGGCGTTTATCATACAGGAACGATGAACGCTGCTAGTCATACAGTAGGAACTGCCTTTACTGCTAATGCTACCATGACCAATACGGTTTCGTTGGTAGTTTCTACTAATACTGCTACATTTGGAACAGCTGCTTATCATGTTGCCAATGGTAACTTTGGTATAGGTAACTCAGCACCAGCCGATAAATTATCAGTAAACGGTTCTGCTTATCTTGGTGGCGGTTATACGTATGTTGGAGGATTTAACACTGCAACATATCCTACTCTTGGAACTATAGGTACAGCGTTCAGTTGGAACTTCTCTGCCGGACATGCGGAAGTGAATATTTGGAATCCTATGAATCCAACGACTTATGCTAATACTGGCTTTAGGTTTATGCAGCAGTTAACTGCTTCAACCTATAGAGACTTGATGTATATTAAACAGGACGGTAACGTTGGTATAGGCACTACTGCTCCACTGATTAAACTTCAAGTTGCTGGTAACATGGGCGTTGATGCTTTCGTTGAGTGCTCACAGAACGTAGCAACAAGCTATACAATAACCACTGGTAAAAATGCTATGTCAGCTGGACCTATCTCTATAAATAGTGGTGTTACAATAACCGTTCCATCAGGATCGACTTGGACAATCGTATAAGGATAAACTATGCCAGTAATTATTAATGGATCTGGATCTATAACAGCTCATTCAACTCCTGATCTTATATTAGATAGGGTTGATACCGCCAGTGAAGGTGGTCAATTGAGTTTCAGAAGATCATCCGATAACGCTAATGTTTATGCTATTGACACCTTTGGTTCAACAACAACTCCAGATTTTAGATTATATAATATGCAAACAAGTGCAGTGTTGCTTAATGTTACCAGCACTGGGGTGTCAACATTCTCTTCAAACACAGTAAATATAGGCACTTCTTCTATTGCTGCTAATGGTTATTCTAGATTACCGAATGGTTTGTTAATACAGTGGGGAACATCAGCAAGCGTTGCACAGGACAGTTCGGTAGCTGTAACATTTCCTATAGCATTTACAACTCTTTATTCAATAACTATAACAAATAGACAAGCTATCAATACTGGCTCAAGCGGTATTGATTCCATCTCTGTTTCTAGCACTACTGGTTTCACGATTGCTCACGGTGCTGACGGCACTTCAACATTTTATTGGATGGCTTTAGGAGTATAATATGCCATTAAAACTTAATTCTGCTGGTGGCGGATCAGTCACGGTTGATGTCCCTTCTACTGCTTCAAACTTTACCCTAACAGCGCCAGCAAGAACTGGTAACATCATCACTAGTGCAGACACAGCAACGTTGACACAGTCAATGGCTGCTACAACTTTCTATGGTGGTTATGGGCCTGCGTTTTCCGCAACATTGGCAGCAAACCAAACAGTGGTCGCTGCAACTCCAACAAAATGTGCATTAAGTTCCGAAGAATTTGATACCAATACTTGTTTTGATAACGTGACAAACTATAGATTTACCCCAACTGTTGCTGGTTATTATCAGATAAATGCTGTATTATCTGTAGCAGCTGGCGTTACTACCCTTCTTGCTTATATCTATAAGAACGGAGCCGTATACTCTCAAGGCAGCAGGGCTGACGTAGCATCGGCAAGTTTTAACTCGTTTGCAACAGCATTGATTTATATGAATGGCACAACAGATTATATAGAATTATTTGGATATACATCTAGCACTATATTTGCTACTGGTACTAGATTGTCTGGATTTTTAGCGAGACCAGCATAATGTCTACACTATTAGTTTCTAACGTTCAATTCGACGCAGTTGGCACCAATAAGATTTATTATGATGGAGCCAACCTAAACGTTACTTCTGCTAACGTTAATATCACAGGTCGCCTCACTGCGAACGCTGTTTATTGTCCATTATATTATGATTCCAGTAATACATCTTTTTACATTGATCCTGCTGCTAACTCAGTTATACATAACCTTAGAGTTACGCAGATGGGTCTTAATAACATCACATATGTATCAAAAAACGGTACGAATTCCATGATGTTAGTTATTAATGGTAGAGTGTTTACTACAAGCGGAACTTCAGCCACATGGGCAAATCATACAACCGGCCGAGGTGCGACAGGAACGTCAGCAGTATTTGGAATGAACAGTTTTAGAGCAGTAAATTTTCCAGGTGAAACAGGAACGCTTACAAAGGCTGGTGTATATGGATCCTCTGCATATGCATTATTTTCTACAGGTAATCTATACACATGGGGTTATAATGGTTATGGTCAATTAGGAGCCGGTGATACAACCAATAGAGTAGTTCCGTTTCTAAGTCAAGTTGGTGTTACTAATGTTTTTGATCATCCATCACAAAGTGATGTTGATACATATTACGGTAGATTGTTTATTAAGAAAACCGATAACTACATCTATGCTGCAGGATATAATGGTTATGGACAGCTAGGTGATACAACTGTAACACAAAGAAACTCGTTTTATCAGTTAACAGGTCTTGGAACAACTGTAACCAACGTCTGGCCTATTGGTGCGCAGTATGGTTTCACGTTCTTTCAAAAAGCTGATAACTCTATCTGGGCTTGTGGTTATAATGGTTATGGCAATCTTGGTAATGGAGGCACAGTAAACCAATCTACTCCTGTAGATGTTACAACCGCATGGGGTGGTGTGACAGGTTCTGCTCGTGTTATCAAAAAAATTATTGGAGGGGCTGCATATCATAATGGTTCTGGTGTTTCCGCACAATGCTGGGCTATTATGTTACTTGATGATAACACCACAACTTATTTAAGATCGGCTGGAGCAAATAACTGGGGAACCATTGGCAATGGTGCTGTGGCAGCAGCCAACATTACAACTCCTATTACTCCTACTGTTGGCGCTGGTCGTATCTCAACTATTTCTGGAGGCGGAGGAAGTCCAGGAACTGTTATGTGTCTAATGGCAAATGGTGATATGTATAATTGGGGCTATAACGCTTATGGACAATTAGGAAATGGAACAACTACAGATAATGGTACGCCAACATTGAGAGCGAGTGCCGTTACTGGTATATATTATGACTATACAGAATATGTTCAAAGTTACGTTTCTGCTACTTTTTATAAAAAGGCTGATGGACTATACTCATCTGGTTATAATGGTTATGGACAACTAGGGGTTGGTGATACAACCCAGAGAACATCATTTACTAGAGTATTACTTCCTGGAGATTTTACTGTAGCCGATCTTGGAAGTTTTCATTCTACATACCCAGTCGCTACATATCTAGCAGTCGGAACAGATGGTAGAATGTATGCTTGGGGTTATAATGCTCAACAAAATGTAACAGCAGAAACAACAACAAACTGTCTAGCGCCTATTCAAATAACGTTACCACTCGGAGCATAGTAATGACTTATATTAAATATATCAGCGAAAATATTGTTCAACTTGGTGGTCAAGTAGCAACAGAAGCTATGCTTGAAGATGGTTGGTTTGAATACGATGGTGTTGTTCCAGAAGGTCAACATTTTAAATTGATCGATGGTGAATTAGTTGCTTTCGTTCCTGAAAAGACAGAGTATGAAAAATATATTGATTATAAGATCTATCTAGATAAAACAGATCATAAGATGTTCATAGATTATACTCCAAAGCCAGGAGAAGATCTTGAAGCGATTAAAACCGAACGAGCGATCGCCAGAGCATTTTGTCGTGAATATGAAGCAACTTATAATCCAGGATTGCCGATCTAAGTCATGTCAACAGTAAAACTGGACAAAATAAACTTCCTATCCAATGGTAGCGTCAATATTGAAGGCACCAACACATCTACCATAGCGATAACAACTAACAATGTTGTCGTTGCTAATAGGTTTCAAACTACTAACACTGGTAGTATGGCGTCAGCTTCCGGATTCGTTGATTCTGCTAATGCATCATTTTGGTTTGACCCAGCAGGAACTAGTGTTTTGAACTACCCAAAGGTTAATAGCCTTGGTATGAGTTTGACCAGAATGGCCAGCGAAAGCGGACTCGGAAGCGTTGCAATATGGTCAGGCAGCAGACCTTTTATAGCATCATCTACTGGCGGTGGTTGGAGCGTTTATACTGGTAGAGGCGCTTCTGGCACATCATCAATAGAAAGCGCAGATAGATTTACACATTTCAATAATCCTGCCGAAACAACAGAACCTATTGACTATGGTATGTATGCTCAGTTTTGTTTTGCTTTATATGCCAATGGCAATCTCTACACATGGGGTAATAACGCTCATGGTCAATGTGGTTTAGGTAATACCACAGCAACCAGTATACCCACTCTTGCTGCAACTAATGTTGTTGCAGTATATCATCATCCAACATTGAATGGATTTGATGCATCATCCAAGATGGTTATCAAAAAAAGAGACGGTTATCTATATGCTGCTGGTTATAATGGCAGCGGTCAATTAGGCGTTGGTGATACTACTAATAGATCATCATTTACAGTAATTCCTTTTTCCTTTGGGGCTATTAGCGTTTGGAACATAGGCGGATCCACTGGCGGAATAGTTATTCAGACTGCTGAATATAAAATTTGGGCTTGCGGATATAACGGACACGGGCAGTTAGGAACTGGCGACACCACAAACCGTCCTGTTCTTACAGACGTTACAACAAACTGGGGCGGTGTGGTAAACAGCGGTAGAAGATTGGTTAAACTAATATGTGGATTAGGATTTGCAGATACTGCATATAATACTCGTTCTTGGATTGGTATGTTACTTGACGACGGAACAACTACCTATTTTAGAATTGCAGGAAATAATGGTTACGGATCCTTAGGATTGGGTACAGTCACAGACACGAATTATTCAACACCACAAACTCCTGTCTTACCAGCAGCGAGAATATCTGACGTTTCTGGATATGGTGGAGGACCAGGAACAATAATGGTTCTGTTTGCCGATGGTAATCTTTATATTTGGGGTCATAATGGTAACGGTCAAGTTGGTAACGGTACTACTACAAATAATGGCACGCCAACATTAGTAACAACAGGCGTCGAAAAAATATTCTGTGATGGACACGATTCTGCATCATATGGCTATAGAAGAACTTCGTTTTATAGAAAGGGTGGTATATTATATTCAGTGGGTTATAATGAGCATGGTCAATGTGGATTAGGTAATACTACAAATCCAATCACATCCTGGACCTCAGTTAAATTACCAGCAGATTTTGTTTGTAATAGCATCGGAACATATTCGACGACAAGTGCTGGATTCGGTTACATATTCTTCGGCACAGATGGTCGTATGTTCATGACAGGATATAATGCTCATAACATGGTGACATGGGAAAGCACGACTAACGTTCTATCACCAATCGAAATCAGACCTGCTTTCGGTGGATAATATATCTTTTTACTAAATAATAAAAACAACACCATAGGGGACAGGGAACCATGGCAGATAAAAATTTCGTCGTAAAGAACGGTCTTGAAACAGGCGCAAACACCACCTTACTAGGAACAGCAGTTACTGTTACCGCTACAGGTAATGTGGGTATCAATAATTCGGCTCCCACCCATCGTCTTTCTACTGTAGGGGATGTTTATCTCGGGAATACAACGATTGTTGGTTTCGCTAATACCAGCACTAGTGTTTCTGTCGGAACGACTTTTATCGCCAATACTACTGGTGTCTATCATACGGGTATTATGAACGCTGCTAGTCATACAGTTGGCACTTCTACAATTGCCAACTCTACTGGCGTTTATACTGGTATTGTCAATGGTTCTTCAATAACTATTGGCACAGCAACTGTTTCTAATGGAACTGGTGTTTATACTGGTATCGTTAATGCTACTTCTGTTAATGCTGCTAGTCATACCGTTGGAACTGCATTTACTGCCAATTCTACAGTCGTCAACGCCGTTTCATATTATGTTGGCGCAACATTAATTGGTAATGCTACTGGACCTTATGGCAAGACAGAAGCCACTCTAAATGTTAATAGTGCAGTAAACGCCAATAACTCCGATTATTTGGATGGTCAGCATGGAACATATTACACCAATGCTACTAATATAACCACAGGCGTTCTTCCATACGCTCGAATGCCAGCTAATGTTGTTAATACCACTGCGGCATTTACAATATCTGGTGTTTATACGTATAATGCTAACCTAATATTAGGTTCTGGCCTTTCTGCTAATGGCACTTACGGAACCGCTGGCCAAGTTCTTCACTCTAATGGTACAGCCACTTATTGGGCTGCTGATGACGTTAATGCAGGAACTGTAACTTCTGTTGGCACTGGTAACGGTCTAACTGGCGGTCCATTCACGACATCCGGAACGGTTTCTGTTCTAGCTAATAATGGTATTACTGCCAATTCTTTAGGATTGTTTGTTACTCCAGGAACTGGTACTGTAGTAAATGCCACTGGCGTTCATGTTAATGCAACATATATTGGAACTTTATCTGCTAATAATACGTCATTTGTTAGCGGTAAATCCGAAGGCAATCTTAACGTTAATAATGCTACGTATGCTTATGGTAAAACTGAGGCTACACTAAACGTCAATAATGCCACAACAGCTTATGGTAAAACTGAAGGCAATCTGAACGTTAATAATGCCACAACAGCTTACGGTAAAACTGAAGGCACTCTAAACGTAAATAGCGCATTAACAGCTAATAACTCCACAAATCTAGGAGGAACAGCTGCTGCTTCCTATCAGCTTAATTCTACCTTAAACGCCAATGTCGCTGCTTATCTACCAGTTTACGCTGGTGTAGTTAACGGTTCGTCACATACTGTTGGAACATCTCTTATTGCCAATGCCACTGGTGTTTATCACACTGGAACTATGAACGCTGCTAGTCATACCGTTGGAACTGCATTTACTGCCAATGCTACAGTCGTTAATGCAGTATCATATTACGTAGGAACGACTTTAATTGGTAATAGTACTGGTCCTTATGGTAAAACTGAGGCTACACTAAACGTCAATAATGCCACTACAGCTTATGGTAAGACTGAAGGAAATCTTAACGTCAACAGTGCAGCCACATTGGCTACTTCTAGAAACATTAATGGTTCCGCCTTCAATGGTTCTGCTGCTATTACAACTGCTACATGGGGTACGTCAAGAACTATTACTATCGGATCAACTGGTAAATCTGTTGATGGATCTGCTGCTGTTTCATGGACTCTTGGTGAGATCGGCGCTGCAGCAACAAACCAAACAATGTTTATTGGCACTACTTCACTGACAATTAATAGAACAACAGGGTCTCAAACTCTCACAGGCGTCTCGATTGATGGAAGTGCTGCAACATTCACTTCTACTTCGCAGAACTCACAATTTAATTCAATTGGTGTTGGTACTGCTGCTTCCGGAACTGCTGGCGAAATTAGAGCAAATAATAACATCACAGCTTATTATACTTCAGACGCCATCTTCAAAGAAAATGTAAAACCAATTGAAAACGCTCTTGAAAAAGTTATGGCTGTTGACGGCGTAGAATTTGATTGGACCCAGGAATTCATGGATGCTCGTGGTGGTGAAGATGGATACTTTATCCGTAGACATGATGTCGGCGTTATTGCTCAAAACATTGAAAAGGTTTTGCCTGAAGTAGTTGCAACTAAAGAAGACGGCACTAAGGCGGTTAAATATGATAGAATTGTGGCTTTGTTAATTGAAGCAATCAAAGACCTCAAAAATGAAGTAGACGAATTAAAAAGAGGTAAATAATGGCATTACCATCTAGCGGACAAATATCATTTTCAGATATCGCAACTATAACAAAAGGAAATGCCACTTCTGAAATTTCTATTGGAGAAGCTAACACTAGATATCTTTTTGGTGTTCCTTCTGGATCGATATCCATAAGTACTGGTTATGGGAAACCAGCGGCAGGAAGTAATACTTACAGCACTCCTGGTTCATATTCATGGTTAGTATATCCATACCAGACAGTTTTTGCTAATGTTGCGGCAGGTGGCGGTGGTGGTGGTGAAGGCGCTTATTATGCTTTTTTATATTATTTTGCTATAGCCGAAGGCGGATCTGGAGGAAACAGTGGCGCCAACAGTTCTTTTAATGGATTATCTGCTACTGCTGGGACAGGTGGTGGTGGCGGTGGATTTGCAAGTTTCGGTGGTGCAGGTACTAATGGTGGAGGATCAGGAGGATCTGTAACAACCGGAGGCGGAGGAGCTGGTGGAGGTGGTGGTAGCGGATATTTCAATTATGCCTTCCAACCAGCATATAGCGGTGGTAATGGCGGCGCTGGAGGAAAAGTTACTCAACAATGGTCACATCAAATAACTTCTGGGTTTCCTGTCTGGGCAGGGTCTTATCCTGTAACCGTCGGAGGGGGTGGCGGAGTAAATGTTGGAGGTTATAACGCCGGCACCCCAGGCAATGGAGCTAACGGTTGGGTCACAATTAATTGGAGTTAAAATGTCTGAACATTTTTTTATTAGAGTTGTAGAAGGAAAACCTTTTGAACATCCAATCGCAGAATGGAATCTGAGGCAGTTTTATCCCGATTTAGACGTTGATAATCCGCCTCAAGGATTTGAAAAATTTATAAGAGTTCCTTTACCAATATATGATCAATCAAAAACTCATGATAGCACCCATTATGAAAAAATTGATAATATCTGGAGAGATGTTCATATAATTAGAGATTTAACTCCATCTGAAAAAGCAGAAAAAATTAGAATATCAAAAGAAATATTTCCATTTAAAGATACATGGACGTTAGATGAAGCAAAAATTGAATGGATTCCTCCATTCCCTTATCCAGATGATGGTAAAAAATATTTTTGGGATAACAATAATATTAAATGGATAACAGAGGAAGAATTTCAAAAATTATTAGAACTTGCTAAACAATCTTCACAAGAACAATCCGCTAAATAATTATAAACATAATTCAAAGGTAATTAAATGGCAGTGCCAACAACAAGAGCAGAATTTACTGAATATTGCCTAAGAAAATTAGGTAAACCAGTTGTTGAAATCAACGTCGACGACGATCAGGTTTCAGATCGTATTGACGAAGCTCTAAGATATTATTGGGATTATCATTTTGATGGTTCTGAAAAGACCTATTATAAAAGACAAATAGACTCAACTGATATTGCCAACAAATATATTACTCTCCCAGAGAACATAATTGGAGCGGTAAATATCTTCCCTCTTGGCTCTGCGCTTGGTTTGAATAACCTATTCAATATCCGTTATCAGATTGCACTAAACGATCTTTACACTTTGACATCAGTTTCTATGGTGCCATATTATATGGCCATGAATCATGTTCAGTTCCTAGAACAAATGCTAGTTGGACAACAACCACTTAGATATAATAGACATATTAATAGACTTTACATTGACATGTCTTGGGATCAAGTTGCTGTTGGTAATTATCTAATCGTTGAAGCATATCAAATCGTAGACCCTGCAGTTTATTCTGATGCTTGGGGCGATCGTTGGTTAGGGCGTTATGCTTCTTGTTTGATTAAACAGCAGTGGGGTCAAAATCTTAAAAAGTTTGAAGGTATGAAAATGCCTGGAGGCTTAACTTTCAATGGTCAGAAAATATACGATGAAGCCACTCAAGAAAGAGAAGCCTTAGAAAGAGAAATGATTTACACATACAGCTTGCCAGCAACTGATATGATTGGATAATCATGGCCACTAACTTTTTCTTCAACAATTTCCAAGCATCTCAAGAACAACTACTTCTTGAGAATTTGGTAATTGAGTCGATAAAAATATACGGACATGACATATATTACGTTCCTCGTAAATTAAACAATTACGATGATGTGTATGGAGCGGACGATCAATCTTCTTATGAAGTAGCTTATCCTATAGAAATGTATATTAAATCCATTGACGGGTTTAGTGGCGATCAAGAATTTCTATCTAAGTTTGGCGTTGAAATTCGCAATCAAGTTGTATTCTCTGTTGCCCGTAGAATCTTTAATGAAGAAGTTGGTGAGTTTACCGCACAGGTAAGACCAAACGAAGGAGATATTATCTATTTTCCTTTGAATCAAAGAGCGTTTCAGATTAAGTATGTTAACAAATATGAAATGTTTTATCAGCTAGGTGCACTTCAAACATGGGAAATGACTTGTGAAGTGTTTGAATATTCCGGAGAACTGTTCAATACAGGTATTCCAGAAATTGATTCTATTCAAAGAAAGAACGATACAAATATTCTGGATTGGACAATAAGAACAGAAAGTTCTAATAAAATTTCTATTATGACTGAAGAGGGCGATTATCTAGTATTAGAAAAATTCTCATTGGAAGATTTAGTTCCAGCTTCAGACAATGACGAAATTCAAACAGAGTCTGACATGTTTGTTGACTTCAGTTCTTTAGATCCATTTAGCGAAGGTAACATTTAATGTTTGGTTCACCGTTTTATTTTGGTCTTATAAGAAAATATGTAATTCTTATGGGAACCTTACTTAATCAGATTCGTATAACTAAAACTGATTCTTCTGGCACAGTTACATCTTTAGTAAGAGTTCCTATTACATATGCTCCTAAAGATAAAATGTTAGCTAGAATTATCCAAGATCCAGCATTAGATAAACCAAGTGCAGTTGCGCCTTTACCTATGATTTCCTTTGAAATGGGTAAAATGGTTTATGACGGTTCTAGAAAATTAAACACTGTTGGTAAAGTTTCAGTTAGGGATGCTACTGACGCTGATAAATTCAAATATCAGTATAATCCTGTTCCATATAATATAGATTTCAAAGTTTACATTTACGCTAAAAACGCTGAAGATGGAACAAAAATTGTTGAACAAATACTTCCTTATTTTACTCCTGATTGGACAACAACATGTAACTTAATACCAGAAGTTAATGTTACAATGGATATTCCAATCATATTAAATAATATCAGCTATTCTGACACATATGATGGAGCTTATAGTGAAAGAAGAGCTATAATTTGGCAATTAGATTTTGTTCTAAAAGGCTATCTTTATGGTCCTATTAGATCTTCTGGTATCATTAAATTTGTTAGAACACAGTTTTATATACCTTCAACAAACACTGCCGCTGAAGGTAAGGGTGTTACCCCAATGGCAGAAAAGATAACAGTTCAACCTGGATTAGACGCTAATGGTAACCCTATAAATTACTTTGGTGGTCCAAACGCCAATACAGGAACTGTTCCTTATATTGAAGTAAATTCTGATGACGATTATGGTTTCATAACTCAAATCTACAACACTGATGAGATAGAATGACAGAAAAAAATGATGAATCGGATAAGTCTCTTACTCCGTTACAATATGAAAAACAAATTGATACTTTGATAGCCAAAGCTCATGATGATTCTGCTAGAAACGATTTTGAAGCAGCCCGAGCTAATCTTTACGAAGTTATCCAAACAGGTCAAGAAGCAATTGATAAGCTATCTGAAATAGCTGGTCAATCGCAGCACCCACGTGCATTCGAAGTTCTAGCTAAACTCATGGATACAGTGGTAAGCACTAATAAAGAGTTGTTAGAACTTCAGTCTAAGATCCGTGAAATTGATGCAAAAGACTCACCAATTAGCGAGAAAGCGCAAACTATCAATAACAATCTATTCGTAGGTTCTACAGCAGAATTACAAAAAGTTCTTAAGGATATGAAGAATAATGAATGAGTTGGTGGGTGGTTATAAGGGTAACGTTCTTCTAAAGAAAACTAATCAGAACATTGAATGGACTCCAGATCTTGTTCAGGAGTATGTTAGATGTCAGAACGATCCCATATATTTTACTGAAAACTATATGAAGATCATCTCAATTAATGAGGGTCTTACAAGTTTCAATTTGTATGGTTACCAGAAAGAAATGGTAACATCATTTAAAGACAACCGTTATACAATTGTTACCACCGCTCGTCAGGCAGGTAAGTCAACTACTACCTGTGCGTTTATTCTTTGGTATATAATTTTTCATCCTGATAAGACCGTAGCCCTACTAGCCAACAAGGGCGATACGGCTCGAGAAATTCTTGGTCGTGTTCAGTTGGCTTACCAGCACTTACCAAAATGGCTTCAGCAGGGTGTTGTTGAATGGAACAAAGGTTCATTCGTCCTTGAAAATAACAGCCGTGTTTTGGCTGCTGCTACTTCCGCCAGCGCCATCCGTGGTTATACCATCAACCTTCTATTCATCGACGAAGCGGCGTTCATTGATAACTGGGATGAATTCTTTACCTCGGTTTATCCTACTATTTCGTCAGGCTCGGAATCAAAGATTATTCTGGTTTCAACTCCGAACGGTTTGAACCATTTCCATGCTACTTGGGCTAATGCCGAAAAGGGAACTAATGGATACCATCCGATTTTAGTTAATTGGCAAGCGGTTCCTGGCAGAGATGAAAAGTGGAAGGCTGATACTCTAGCTGGTATGAACTTTGATCTCGAGAAGTTCGATCAGGAGTATAATTGCGAATTCTTAGGTTCTTCTGGTACCTTGATTGCTGGTTGGAAACTTAAAGAGTTAGTTTCTGAAAACCCAATCTTACAAAAAGATGGGTTGACCCAATTTAAAGCCGTAGAACCTAATCATGTTTATATGATGGTATGTGACGTTTCTCGTGGTAAGGGGTTGGACTATTCAGCATTTCAGTTGATAGATGTTACTTCTATGCCTTATCAACAAGTGGGTGTTTATAGAAATAATGCCATTACCCCGTTAGATTATGCCGATATTATTCACCGAACTGCTAAGGCTTATAACAACGCTTCAGTTCTTGTTGAGGTGAACGATATAGGTGAACAGGTTTCAACTTCTCTTAATTATGATTTTGGTTATGAAAATGTTCTCTTTACCGAAAACGCTGGTAGATCTGGTAAGAGAATCACTACTGGATTTGGTGGCGGTAGTGTTGATAAGGGTATTAGGACCACCAAAATTGTAAAATCTATTGGGTGTTCTATTTTAAAACTACTGGTCGAGCAAAACCAGCTGATAGTAAACGATGTGAACACTATCAGTGAATTAGGCACCTTTTCTAAAAAGGGAACTTCATACGAAGCAGAGTCTGGTAAACACGATGACTTAGTAATGTGTTTAGTTCTCTTTGCTTGGCTATCAGATCAACAATACTTTAAAGACTATACCAATATCAATACTCTTATGTCTCTTAGAGATAAAACTGAGGATGACATTGAGCAGGATCTTGCTCCGTTTGGGTTTGTGGATTCCGGAAGGGATGATTTTGTAGAAGAAGAATATGAAAGATTTGTAGGTGATTCTTGGATGTGGAACCAACCGCAGGACTTCTAAAAAAGCTCATTTTATAAATATAAAAAATTCATAATTGTAAGTTCTCGCAAAAGGGAGAAAAATAAATGGCTTTCCAACTATCACCTGGAGTAAATGTATCTGAGATCGACCTTACAACAGTCGTTCCTTCAGTCGCCACAACTGATGGCGCCTTTGCTGGCGTATTCCGTTGGGGTCCAATCGGAGAAAGAGTTCTAATCGACTCTGAAAATGCACTGGTTTCTAGATTTGGTAAACCAACCA